CTACCCCCCACATTATTTTCTTGACAAACTTCAAAATATAATGTATTATAATACTTAATTTGAAGGAGTTAATTAGGGATGATATTGATAAAATGAGACCAGAAGAGATACACAGAGAAATTATGAAATACGTGAATGCTGATGTTTCTTATATTGATGCATTGGTAATATACGCAGAAAAACACGATTTGGAAATCGAAGTGTTAGGCGAGATAATAAAAAAATCCCCTATAATCAAATCCAAAGTACGTGATGATGCCGAGAGATTAAACCTAGTAGACGCACTTGTGGGACTTCCTATCTGATATGTCTTTATATTCGACTAAAGATGCATTCTCGCACTACGTCTTCTATCTCGCTGTCAAAAGACATTTCACTTCGAGTTATGACTATTTCAAATACAACGGGAAAGTGACTTCTAGTTCACACAGTTTCGAGACCCGTAACGACAAATTTTTCTTCTACCGATTATCAAAAGAACCAGATGGCAAAGAGATTATCTTTGCAAACATCTTAAACAACCCCAACATATGGGTTGGCGAATTAGTAGAAGATAAAGCAAAAGAAGTCCATCAAGAATGGAAGAAAAAGATCGACACTCTTTCTTATGTCTTCAGAACTGACTTGGGTGAGTTAGATTTTGATGATATCAACAAAGACATACTGACAAAGGGCGAACATCCTAGACTTCTAAAACTTTACATGATGAAAAGGGTAAACATCGAAACGTTGATTATCCTAGATGACTTGATGGGCTTTTTTCCATATTGGAACAAAAATATTTCTGATAATATCATTTGGCCCGATATAAATATGAAATGTAAGAAATATCAACCATTTCTTAGTTATGAAAAAACAAAAATGAGGAAGATAGTTCTTGACAAATACACTTAAACATAGTAATATATAAAAATACAACGCAAACACATCGTATACATAAGGAGACACGATATGACAACTTCTTTTTCTTCTCTCAAGAAAGCACGCTCTTCGTCTTTCGACAAACTCAACTCCCAACTTCAGAAAATGACCACACCATCCAATGGGAATGGTAATGAAGATTATTGGAAGCTTGAGGTTGATAAAGCAGGTAACGGTTACGCAGTAATTCGTTTTCTACCTGCACCACAGGGTGAAGATATGCCTTTCGTCCGTATTTGGGACCACGGTTTCCAAGGACCAGGTGGATGGTATATTGAAAACTCTCTGACCACTCTTGGTCAAGAAGACCCAGTATCCGAATACAACTCCAAACTCTGGAATGATGATGGCTCGAATGCTGCCAAAGAGCAGGTTCGTAAGCAAAAGCGCCGTTTGAATTTCCATGCTAACATCTATGTTGTAAAAGATTCTGCGAACCCACAAAACGAAGGCAAAGTCTTCAAATTCAAATTTGGTAAGAAAATCTTCGACATGCTGAATGATGCAATGAATCCTCAGTACGAAGATGAAACGCCTATCAACCCATTCGACTTCTGGGAAGGCGCTGACTTCAAACTGAAAGCACGTAATGTCGAAGGTTATCGCAACTACGACAAATCCGAGTTTTCTTCTCTTGCACCTCTAACTGGGACTGATGGCAATTCACTGTCAGACGAAGATATGGAAGCAGTTTGGAATCAGCAACACTCCCTGCAAGAAATCGTTGATCCTAAAAACTTCAAGTCTTATAATGAACTGAAAGCAAAAATGTATAAAGTTCTTGGTCTTGATGGCAGTTCTCACGCACCCACAAATACTGCCGAGGATGATGATGCAGGGGAGATGGACTTCACTCCTAAGTTCAAAGAGCGATCTGCTCCAACTATGAGCGAAACTCCATCTCCTACAGCATCACAGTTCACCACCGACGATGATGATGATGATACGCTAGACTTCTTCAAAGGTCTGGCAGACGACTAAAAAGAAAGGGCGCTTCGGCGCCCTTTTTATTATCTTGGTAGTGATGGATCAAGTGACCTATAAGGGTCTACAGTATTGTTGATAATAGTTGTATTACTATTGTTACTGTTAGACACCGTGCCACCTCTGTTTATGGTGGTTGGAGACACGTTCATCATCATAGCACTTTTAGACATTTGTGAAGAACCAGAAACCAATTGTTCGATACGATTTGCAGCACGTGGTGACTCAAGAGGGATAACTGCCTCTGTACCGTGTAGAACCACAAGACCACCCGATTTTGGCGCTGTTACTATACCGCCTCTGTTAAGACCAGCAATCTCGTTGTTGATTGCATCTAGTTCCGATAGTCGCATTCTCGATTCTTCAATCGCAAGTCTAGAATCTTCTCTGCCTCTGTCATCCGAACCCCAATAGACATTCTCTCCACTTTCCGAAGCAGCAATCTTCGCAGACTCTTCTTCTATCTGCGCAACCAACCTTGCACGTTCTTCATCTTGCGACTCTGGTCTCAACCACGATGGGAGCATGTTTGTTAATGCAGTCCTAATGTCTTCCATCGAAGGTAAGAATGAGAACGCCTCTGCGAACCACGCTTTGACAGATTCAACCGCAGTTGTGATCAATGAAGAGAACCAACCGCCCTCTTGACCTTCTTCGTCGGAACCCCAAGAAAACTTATCACTAAACCAATCTTTCACTGCCTGCCATGCTTGGCCTATAAATGTCGATAGTTTCCAAGGTTCTCCAGTTGGGTTTTCCCAACCAAAGAGTGAAGATATCCAGTTGATTGCCATGTTAACAGGAGCAGTAACGATATCGAAGAGTCCAGTGAAGATACCAGAGATAAACCCCATAACATCACCTTCGAAGAGTCTACCGAACGCACCACCAAAGGTTCCTAGTAGATCAAAGACAATGTCGAAAGGCGTTGTTAAGAAATCCCATATGCGACCGAATGATTCTCCTATTATGTCTTCGAAACTCCAAGAAGATAACCATTCTGCGGCCGCATCCATCCCCATAGAACCGAGAACCCACCCAACAACACTTTTCAGTAAGTCTAGTGGCGCACCGACAATCTCACCAACAAAGGCACCAACACCCGCAATGAGTTTGTCCATGAAACTACCTTCGGTGTTCTGGAATGCAGAAAATGCATCCATCAAACCCATAACAGTAGAGAATACCCAACCGATTGGACCTAAGAATTTTATGAACCCGCTGATACCACTTATCTTTCCAAAGAAAGATAACGCCTTGCCTATAGGTCCACCAGTCAGCGCTCCACCAAGATTTCTAAATGCAGAGAATACCCATGAGATTGGTTTCATTACAGTCTTGACAACACGACTTATAGAACTAGCAACTTTACTCATAGAATTGAATGCAACGCCTATACCTCTAACAACTTTTTCGAATGTGTTGAGACTTCTGAATTGACCAGCCAAACCTCTTGATAAACCTCTTACGCCATTTGTTCCTGCTTTGAATGAATTGGAAACGTTGGTAGCAAAGTTGTCGAGCACACTGAAAGTATTTCTTGCAACATCAAAAACTCTTGTTATAGGATTGGTTGCTGCATTGAACATTTTCGAAAGTAGAGTGAAAGTTGACCTACCTCTTAGTGCAGCAGCGGCAGTTGATGGGGTCAAGTCAAGAAGACCATTAGTAATCTCATTCAAGAAACCATCGACAAATTTGAAAACAAATGGCGCTAACATTAAATTTTTGAGAAGACTTGGGATGTTCATCTCGGCGTTAGAACTTTGTTCCTTTGGTGTGATTGTGGATGTGGTGTCAACCGTAGGAACAATGTCAGCATCACTCGTTGGGTCAGGTTGTAAGTCTTGGTTTCTTTCGGCGTCAGACTTGGCATCTTTTGACATTTGCAAACGATCTTCTTCCAAATCAAACATTCTGTTTAGAATGTTGGTTTGTTTTGCGAGTTCGTCTTTGATACCAGTTTCTAATTGGACAGACTTCTCCAAAATAGTTTTAGATTGAACAACACTCTCAGTAAAAGCGGTAGGCAACAATAATTTATTAGCCATCGATTGGATGGCTCCCTCAAATTTACTTATGATAGTAGCGTCTGCCATTAGCGTCTCTTTTCCATTTCTTCTTTTTGTTCTTCTATGAATGCCAATAACATGTCAATGTAGATATCTCGTTCATACGGTAAGAGATTTTCAATTTCACTTATTTGATATTTATGATGTTGAGCCAAAGAAAATACATGTTTATAATACAAATATAGATTAGTATGACTCAACGTTAGATAAAAAAAGTTTCCGTGCCTTGTGCGATGAAGGTCTTTTCCTTTCCATCGGCACTTTTATACTTTTTCTCAAATCTCAACACAGGCATAGTATCAAAGAATGTTTTGATTTTGTTAACATGATCAGAGGTAAACCCATCAACAAATTCATCGACTTCCTTTTGTGTGAAGTCAGATAGTTTGTAAACGTCTTCTCCCTGCACAACAGTATCGATACACCCGATCATCATCTTGAACAAAGCTTCGTTCTGTTCTGATTCGGTCTCAGCACCTTCCAAAAATGACAACTGGTCGATTTTCGGATACTTCATCTTGATAGTAATAACATCTGTCAATTTAATGATAGAATTGTGATTTTCATTTTCGTGAATTTTAATATCATCGATATCAATCTGCAAATCAATTTCTTCTTCGGTGTCCTTATCTTTCACTTTAAATTCGATAAGGTTGTTGACCGATTTTGCTCTCAGACTGATAAGGATATATTCCATATCAAACATTGCAAGTTCTTCAACATTAACGTCTTCTACGCAGTTATTGATGATCTGTTTAATCGAAAGAACGATCTGTTTAATCTCTTTCGATTCTTGCGCTATCAGAAGGACTTTTTCTTCTTTTACAGTAAAAGGTCTATATTTTACCGTCTTCTTTGAAGAAGGGATTGTCAATTCAAACAACGGTTGTTGTATCTTAGGTAATGCCATAATTTACTCCTATATTATTATCACGGTATCAGGAATCTACTCAAATCTGGATTTGGGGGTGTGGATTCACTTATACCATCAACTTTCATGTAATCATATACGAACGAAACATTCACGGTCATGACTTCTGCGCCATTTTCCCATGCTGGTTGTATCCCACCCACGGAAGTCGGATAAATTCCAGTGAACGTATACTTTTGAACTTTTTCTTCTTTGTTACCCGAATATATATTCAATTCAGCGGCACCGACATATTCATCTTTGAACGCAAAATAATGTGCATCGAGACCGTTTTTAGTCTGACCAATTGCGCCATTTGATAAGTCATAATTCACAATAGTTTGTATCCACGCATTAAAGAAGTTCAATGAAGAAAAACCAGCATCAACCATGAAGACCGCAGTAAGTGGCGAGAATTGAAAATCGGTTGGTTTCTGTACTGCGATACCATAACCTGAAGATTTATACGGTGTGGTTTGAATTTGTAACTCTGGTACTTGGACGGACCTACAGAGGAACTTCAAGTCTTCTAACGCAAAGTTGGTATCTTGTAGGGTGACTGGCGATCTAACGATAGACATTTCAAACAGATTGCTTTTCGCTAATCCGAGACCGTTTATCTTACCTGAAAAGTTGGAGATGTTGAATGCCATTAATTGCTCCTAATGATCTTTTTGGACTCTGCCCACACTTGACGCTTGTTCTTACCTTCAAATCTTTCAGTTGGTAGGAAGAGTGCGATATCCCACTCAGAAGGATATACGTAAAGAAATCTACTCTTCAGTTGACTTGTTAGGTAGTGTTTTATACAGGGTTTGAAGTTTTTGTATTTCGCAACGCCGTCAAGGACTCTGTAAGAAAGTTTAAGACGTGTCGATTCATCATACGAATCGTTTGTAGCCAAATCATAAAGAGCGTCCATTAAGATTGCTCGTTCGTTCAAAGGTAGGTAGTGTAAGTTGATACCCATAAATCCACCTTTGACTTTCTTGTATGGAAACACTAATGGGAACCTATCCCAATATGGAAGAGTGTCTTTGTGTTTCGCATCATAGTAATACATGTACATATTGCCTATCATCAGTTTTGATGTTAGTCTGTCTCCACCGCCTCGCATAAGATTGTTTTCATTAACTCGAGCGTAACTCTGTGCAGTGTTTCTATACCATTCACGTGCATCAGTTTCACGCGCTGGGATTTTACCAGCACGGACGCCCTTAGTTAAGATTTCATCGAATATACGAGCCATTATTTGATCCCTAGTTGGTCTTCTGTCATAATTTGAAATTTCCACCCACGGTCTTTACAAAATTCTTCTGCCGCTTTCCATTTCGCTTGATTGATTCCCCATGTTTTAACCTCGGTCAAATACTTTTTAGTAATGCGAGATTTCCTCTCTGGTTCTTTCGTCTGCGATTTGGGTTTCACTTCAATAACAATTGTTTCTTTTATTCCGTTACTATTTATCTGCTTCACAATGAAGTCGGTGAAGTATCGATGTATCCTACCATCAATCGGACTACGATATGGGACGATAAGTTCTTCACTGCCCCATTCAACCACACTTGGGTGTTCGTCAAGGAATCTCATCAATTTAAATTCCCAACCCGATCTATAAATAATGTTGGTGGGGTCACCCATATATTTACTGGCGTTCTTTGGTTTGAAACGCCCTTGATAATATTTTCCCATCGTAATACCGCATATAAATAAGTAAAAGTATCTATTATTTATAAGGATAGCAGAATGGGACGATCACCGACACCAGTGCAAAATATAGTAAACAAAAACAGAGAAGCAGATATGTTAACTTCCTACGAGTTGAATCTCGAAGGAGCAATCGCTGGTATGGCGTTCGAATTCTCGGAGTATTCATATCAGTCTGCAACATCTGGTCAAGTTTCTAACTTCGGTGGCACAGAAGGTTCGAGAGCAAATGCTTATATGCTTCTGCCTCTTGCAAACAACCTAGTCGATACATTTAGTATCAACATAGGTCAGAACGAGATTGGTGGTATTGGTGCTTTGTCTGCATCTGGCGGAGCGGGAAACAATATTTTCTCAGAAGCGGCAAACGCAACTCTTAATGCAGCAGAACAAGCAGGGACTGCTTTTGGAGAAATGATGACGGGTGAAGGTATGTCTGGTCTTATTCAGACCGCAACAAACGCAAGAGCGTATGCTGGGTTTGTTGGGAGAAACCTATTATCAGCTGTTCCGGGTGGCAATTCAATCGAATCTGGTATTTCAGTCGGAACTGGTATGGCGATCAACCCACACGCTGCACTTGAATTTAAAGGTGTCGGTCTAAAGACACACCAATTCGAATGGAAGTTGTCACCGAAGAATGCTAGAGAGGCAGACACTATT